CCACGGAGTCACAGGTAGAGGCGAGGCGGTATAGGATCGGCAGGTGCTCGTTGATGTCGGACGGCCGGATACAGGCTGCGGCGAACCACTCGGCCAGGTGCGAGGCTTCGAGAGCGACTTTTTTACTCATGGTCTGGTTGCAATTCCCCAACAGTCCCGCTCACAGACGCCGACTTCAATGTCAGAAAGGCCCCGCAGCATGTACTCCATGCCATCGGGAAGGATCCTCCAGCAATCGATCGGGTAGCGGTGGATCTCCCAACTCCACGGGGCGATCAACGCAATCACCCCTCCCGGTCTGAGTACCGCCCGCATGGCCTCAACGGCCCAGATCGGGTCCTCACAGTGTTCCAACATCTGGCCGCTGATCACGACATCGGCCGGCCGATCCACCGCGCTCGGCAGATCGAACACGCTCAACACGCGGTCCACGTTGGGGCCCGCCTGTTGGTCGATGCCGACGTACTCCCAACCGCGGCCAGTGACCATCGAACGGTAGGACCCGTTGACATCGAACGAACCGACGTCCAAGATGAGCGGCCGAACCGTGAGAAGTCCCAGCCGTTTCTCAATCTTGCCAAGGAGACTGGCCATGAGGTTGAGCGACGAGGTGTGCATGGTTACGGCGCGGCGACCGGCTGTCCAGTGATTTGCGAGGCGGCCTGGACCACCTGCTGCATGGCGACCGCATCTTCGGGAGATCGGACGACCACCTTGGCGAAGTTCCGATCCATGAGGTCGAAGTAGTTCTTGTAGAGCGCGTGCTTGTCGATCAGGCCGGTCTGGTCTGGAGCGAACAGTTGGATCTGCTCGCGGGCGCGCGCGATAGCCAGCGCCTTGTTCGTGTTGGCGGGGGTGCCGGCCGGGTAGATGTCGTAGTCCTTGTCGACTTCCTTCTTCCGGATCATGCGGGGCTGCTCTTCGCCCTGCACACGGTAATACTCCTCCTCAGGCCCGAACTCCAGCCACAGCTTCCAGAGCTGCAGGTGAACGCGGGCCATCGACTCCTGGAACAGCGCGGCATCGCCCCCAAAGATCGAGGAGATCTGGGCCGTTATGGTCTCGATCTCCGTCGCCGTGCGGCGGTCCGCGGTACCGAGGGACGCGATGGACTGGTCGAACACGCCGATGTACTGCTCGGCGAGCGACTTCGTGTAGTTCTCCTCGGTGAGGAACTGCTGCAGGGGCCGGTAATCCATGACCACCGGTTGGAGATCGGCCACATCGGCCAGCGGGATGATGGTGCCCGGCCGATACTTGATGTTACGCGCCAACTCGTTGTTCACTGCCCTGACCTTCAGCATCGGGGACAGGACGATCTGAATCGCATCGAGCCGGCTGTTGTGCATCCGGTTCGTGAGCTTCTGGAAGACCGTGAGCAGCTCGGCCACGCCGCGCGACTGATATGGCCGGTTGGAGGTCTTCTCGACCTCGAACTTCACGATCGGCCACTCGTCGAAGGGCATCGGCGAGTCCAGGATGGAAGCCACGGTCGCCGTCGACGGGTGATACCAGAGAATGACGCGCCGGGCGATGCCGGTGGCGTCGACCACCATCTTGGCGTACACCTCCCACATCACCTCGTAGGGGATCTGGTGCTGGGAGTCGCGCTCCGTGACGCCCTCGACCTTGCGCAGTGCGTCGACGAGCTGAGCCCGCCCGGCCGTGGTCCGCCCGTCGAAGGCCGTTCCCTCGATGTCATCCCCGCGCATCGAGCGCGAGGTCATGCGGTCGATGATATCGGCCGCTTTCTCGGGCACGAACGTCCCCTCCTTGACCGCGCGCCGAATGTCGTGCTCGGACATCCTATGGACGATCGCGATGAAGTCGGGATCGTCGTCCTCGCGAGCCAGCGGGGACTCGACCACATCGAGAGGAGAGATCGGGTGGGTGGCGAAGCGGTCGTGGAGAACCGTCTCGTAGTAGATCTTCACGTACTCCGCACCCTGGAGGATCCCCTGAACCGCCGCGGACAGCATCGAGCCGCCCTCGTCCGTCGGGTCGTTCTCGTCGAGCGCGTACTCGGTCTTCAGCACTTCGGCGACGTGCTGCTCGGGCGTGTGCTCCGACTGGGGCTGAGTGTCGGGCGGCACCTGACCCTGCGCCGTGAGTTGAGCGAGCTGGTCATTGAAGGCGCGGGCCTGGGCGTTGAATTGCTCGGTGGCCGCCGCAGGCCCGCCTGGAAACAATGAGGCGACCCGAAGGATCCGGCAGGTGCGGCCGGTCTTGTACTCCCAACCTTGGCGGGCCCAGGCCACGCCGTGCTGAGCGAGGAGGTCAGTGAGGATCGAGAGTTTGGCCCGAAGTTTGGGCTGGGTGTGGAACTTCCAGTGATAGAACTCTTGGGCGCTGCGCGAGCCATCGATGTCCTGCGGTTTGGTGGCCTTGAAGAAGGCGACCGGATCGGCGTCCATGACCAGGCCGATCATGTTGGGCTTCCAGCGGCGGATGATGCCATCGGTCAGCGGGACCGAGTCGTTGTTGGACCCGACCCAGGGGATGGTCTTCAGCGGCCGGATTCCGCGCCGTTGCTCCACGAGGATGCGCTGCTTGGAGATCCAGGATGCCCGGATCTGCTCGGCGTCGACGATGCGCTCGTGGAGGGCCTTGACTTGCGCCTCGATGTTGACGCTAAGTTGGCCGGTTGCTTCGATTCCCAGCGGATTTCCGCGAGTCTTCATTCAGAATCCTCTGTGGTGCCTATACTTGTGGGCGCAAGGCGGTCATAGCCGCTTTAGAACTTCCAACTTCTCGCGCTTGGGCAGCGCCAGGATGTACCGCTCCAGCTCCGCGTCAAGCTTATCGAGCACGTCGCCGAGGACGATCTTGTCGAACACCAACGGGGTGCGGGGGTCTTGGTTGTAGTGGCGCGACCAGAACATGTGAGTCCCGATGTCCCCAACTGAGGCCCCGTAGTGCTTTGGGTAATGGTCACGATGTCGGATCAGACACACCGGCAGGTCAGCCCGTTCGATGTCGCGGAAGGCCACGTTGAGTGGATCGCCCCAGCTCGGCTCGTGGCCGCGCTCGCCCCACATGCTGAACGGAATGCCCCGGAGGCGGAACTTGTCCGCGGCCCACCACCACATGGCCGAGCAACCCCGGTTCTCCAACTGCTTCGACTCCTGCAACCGGTACACGAACTCCGCCGCGGCGAAGGCCGGACCGTTCGGCTGGTCGATCAGGTGGGTGCCCGGGAACTCAGGACCCGGCAGGAAGTCGAACTCGCTGAACACGGCGAAGCGTTCCGGGCGCGTCTGCTCGTCTGCCCACATGTGCTCCAGCATCTGCTCGGGCAGTTTCGGAGCACCGAGGTTGTCGTGGACGATCAGCCGCCATTTGTCGGTGCAGGCAGCGAGGCCGTGCCAGATCGCCTCGGTGATGGCGTGACGGGGCCCCTCGAAGGCTCGGATGATGTTGACGTTGATCATGGTGAAAGACTCCCGAGGAGGGACTCGAACCCCCATTCTCGCGGCTATGCGCGAATCCTACCGCGTCCGGCTCTCGGCCGCTGCTGCCCCAATGTGGCGCTTCTGGCCGCCGGTACCTTGAACGACTCGGGCCTCTTAACGATCACTTTTTGAAGGCGTTGATGATTCCCGTGACGATGCCGGTAACTCCACGTGCTGTAGCCTGGGTCGCGATGACCGTCCCCCGTCCGAACCCGCGTGCAGCCGACTTCGCGATCAGGCCACTCAGGAACGTCCCGATCACGATCAGGATGCCGGCCGGACTCGGATTGGTCGCGATGTCCGTCACGGTCTGGGGGATGGCGGCGACCGCGTCCGAGCCCACCTGCTGCCACTCCTTCAGCGTGCAACCGACGAAGATCGCGAGTGAGGTCACAGCGAACAACAGATCCCAGTAGACCCTACGCATACCAACTCTCCTGTGCAGCATTCTCTTTCTTCCAGTCCTCGTCCGACCACATGTCGTGCGACCCGGATAACGCTGCGCCAACCGGGTAGAGGATCGTGTACCGAATGATGTCGATCCAGTCCTTCCATTCGTCCGACCGCTTCTCAGCGTACTTCGTCGGATCGCGCGAGAGCAGGACTCCGTAGTTCTCGCATGCCATCGCCATGTTCTTGCAGTTGTCGTGGATGAAGATGCGCGGCGTGTTGGTGGGGGAGATCGGGAACGTCTTGTCCCATCGCAGCATGTCCACGATGAGTTGTTCGCCGAACTCCACGGTGCCCGTGTTGGGGACGCGCGTGTCGAACTGCATGTCGGGGCCGAGGGCGGCCATCTGGTCGGCCCAGGGCGTCATCTTCTCGCCCACCGTGGTGAATGCCGCCTTGGCGAACCGCGGGTCGGCGATCTTGATCCGCGAGGGCTCGCGCCCCTCCACGTTGCGGATCAGGATCGCGAGGGCGGTGGGGGGAACGCCTCCCGACGTGATCTTGTTCCACTGCTCGGTGGGATACTCGCGGATGAAGTGGTAGACCCCGTCGGGCGACCGCTTCCACCACCCCATGGCCGGCGGCCGGGCGTGGTGGGGATCCACCGTGAGTCCAGTGGTCCAGTCCGAGGGGAGCACTCTGGCCGGGATGATGTGGACGCTGGACTCGAAGTTGTAGAGGACGCGGTTCGCGAGTGACTCGAAGTCGCCCTCGATGCGGGCCTTACGTTCCGCCTCCGACCACTCGCCATTCATCTCGAAGCGTTTGATCTCGTCCTCACCCAGGGCCGGGTTGTCGCGTTGCAGCATCTTCAGTACGATTGCATTCTTCGGCGTGTTGCGAACCCACTTCAAGTACATCCAGGCTGCGTTGGCCCCGATCGGTGTCAGGGTGAACATGCACGGCCCCCGGTCCACGGCGAGCCCGCGCCAGATGCCGTTGAAGATGTAGGGCTGGCAGGGCTCGTCGAACAGGGCCCAGTCGAGCCGGGTACCCTCGAAGCTCAGGGCCTCCTGCTCGGCCGAGGCCAGGATGGTCAGGGAGCCGTTGGGCCATCTTATCTGGGTGGGCACCCCAAGCGCGCCCTTCACTACGTGCCACTCCGTTCTGAGTTGGGGCGTGGTGAACCCCTCCAGGACGGGGAAGATGATCTGGCCGATCCCGCGCTCGCGCGAGAGACCCGTCACGATCATCCCGGTGTTGGGCACCTGAAGCGGGACGCCGGCGCTGGTGCGGATCCAGTATTGGGGGGAGATCTCCTCGCGGGGCGGCAGCCAGCCGTTGACCAGTTTGAGGTCGGGCACGTCCCAGAATCGGAAGCCGTGCGCGCAGGCGATGTGCTGGGCCTGGGAGACCCAGGTCTTGCCGGACTTGTTGGCGCCGAGCACGACCACGATGTCCTTCTGGCCGAAGGCATCGTGAGCGAGTTGCTGCTTAGGGGAGGGGCGGTAGTACAGAAGCGGGGCTTCCCGCCTCCGACGCGACCTCTCCTCCAGCAGGCGCAGCGTCTCGATCTTCTGCTCTCTGGCCTGGAGTGACATCGATCACCTCGGTTGCCCGCATCTTGTCCTTGAGCATCAGGTCCAGCTCGTCGTTGGAGAGCTTGGAGAGGTCCATGCCGCGGTGATGCACGACCTCGGTCCGGTTGATCATCTGCCCGTACTTCTCGAACAGGAGCCGGGCGGCCTGCACGTTGCCGTTGACGGCCTGGTTGTACATGGCCGCGCTGACCACCGAGAGGCGATTGGCCACGAAGGCGCCCAGCTTCTGGCTGATCCAGGCTGCTCGGACCGGATCCAGTAGGTAGCGGCGCAGTTTGTTGACGTGGATCCCCAGCTCCTCGGAGAGCGCGTGCATGGAGGTGAGGCCCTCCAGCATCCGCGCGGTGATGGAGGGCCTCA